AATTCTTTAAAAGCTGTTGCTTGAAACTGAGTAGCACTTTCTGCAAGTAAAGGATGTGTAGCTCCACTTGCTCCTCTAAAAGGATTTGTTCTTTCATCGTACTTAAGTCCTAATAAACTTAAACCATTAACGTAAGCATCTTCCCAATCTTTACGAGATGTTTTATCACTTTCAAAGTCCGACATTAATTCATCAGAGATTGAATCTAAATCTCTATCTTCAATAACTTCTGCTAAGTTAGAATAAAATTCTATTTCAGGAAGAGCTTCTCTTGGATCAAAATCAAGCGTAGCTCCGCCATCTTCATCCATTTGAATTTCTAATCCTTCAGGAACAGGTACTTGTGCACCATCTACAATTACTTCTGTATCAGACTTTAATACTTCAAACTCAGGTTGTCCTGATTGATATAATCCTTTGTCTATATTATCTGCCATTGTTTATAGGTCTCGTTAAGTAATTTATATCAACTAATCCGCCTTTTACAAGGGAAGGTATTTTAGGTAAGGACATTACGTACCCTCCTTCTCTTTTTTTGTCTACGACTCTTTCTTTTGTTTCTTTTGCTTCTTTAATTCTTGATCCGAAGAGGTCCGTAAGTTTTTCGAGGTAATTACCGATATCGGACCAGCTTTTAGTCGGAGTAACTGCTCGGGTTTCATCACTAAAGTACCTTTGGTAATTTTCACCATTTTTATCTACACTCCAATCGTTTCTTAACTTATCTAATTCTACTTCTGATATAAAGTATTGTACAGAAAAATCAAGATCCTTAGTTAGCTCAGGAAATTTATTTTCTAAAAAATCTTGCATATAAGGTAGTACATCTGCTTTTTTTATCTTTTTCTCTTTGACAGCCTGACTAATAGCATCTTTATCCACAATAATTCGAATACCTGTATTTCCCTCCATTGTTTCAATAGGCTGATATCCTCTAAAAAGTTTATTAGCATCGTTTTGAGCAAAAAACTCAAAGAACTTTTTTAAAGTAGCACTATCTCTTAAATTATTTGTTCCGTCTTCAACTAAATCTACTCCGAAATGATTGGGATTCTTTGTTATTTCTTTTGCTGAGTTAACCCATACCTCTGTTTGATTTAGTAAATAACCTAACATCGCTCCTGCTTTCCTAGCATTCTCTTTTGATGAAAACATTTGTTCAACTGAGGAGGGGTTTTGATATAGCTCCCATCCTCCTGTGCCATGAACAACACCTGAAAGATTTGTTCCGAAAACTTCATTGACCATTTCAATAGCTTTTGTAGTGACCTCATTATTTATCTTTTCTTGTGAAGAAAGATCTAAGTTTGAATAATCCTCACTAAATTCTTGTTCCCAAGGAGAGCCTTCTCCTGGAGCTACTTCCATAGAAATTCTTCTTTGGTTTCTTGCCATAGCCATTGACACATCTCCACTAGTACCTAGTTCTCCTGTAAATTCAGTCAGGTTCATCCATCCTATAGCTTGAATTTCAGCAGGTTTCCAATCGGACTTACCCTGCCATTCAATAGCATTTAAATGATCTGTTAACTCTCTTCCAAACATAGCTCTGTTTTCATACTTAGTTCCGTTAATACCTCCGTCACTTATATCGATTTTAATTCCTTCAGGTATTTCATATCCTAATTTTTTTAATTTATTCAAATAAGTTTGATCAACTAATCCCATGTCTCTAGCGGTGTGTATGTCTACAACAAAAGGAGAGCCTCCCTCTTCATTATTACCCATAATAGATCTAACATCTTTACCATAACCCGCATCAACAAAATCAGAAATTTTTTGCCCTACACCTTTTGTTACTTTTTTTTCAAAAAGAATATCCTTAATAACCTGATTAGCCATCGGTAATCCTTTTCCTTTTATTTCATCATAAGGAACTCCTTGCTGTAATTGTTCGTAGATAAATACGGTATTAGTCAATGCAGCAGTAGGTGTTTCGTTTTGTTGTCCTGCTAACCATGCTGTGGCCAGCTTATCTCTTTCTGCTTTATCTCCAGCTCCAATATCGTCAAATTCATCAAAAATTTTCTTATACCAATCAGCAGCCTTAAGTATCTGCTCTTTACTCATGGTTGAATCAACTCTGTTTTTCCAATCATCAAATTCAATTTTACCGATAGCGATAGGAGGAAAATTTGTTCCAGGAGCTGTTAAAACTATTCTTTCGTTTTGTGGTCCTCCAGGATAAGTGTCTATCTTTCCGTCCTTTAATTTTTTAAGTCTGTCTTTATGTAATCTTAAATTGTTATCTGTTTTCTCCTCAGGAAAATCTATGCCTCCAATAAAATCAGTTATCCCTTCTATGGTCACGTCTGTAAATATTTCTTCAGACCCTTTAGCTGTGGGAGCAGCATCTTCTTTTTTACGTACTTCAATAGATTCTTGAGGGTTAAAATATTGCTTTACTGAATGAGGTTCTGTGCCCGTAAGTTTTCCTCCTTTATATGTAATACCATCATACCCATCTTTTGCGAAAAACTCGTTTATAATATCTAGTTCATCCGTTACTGCATCTGCTGTAAAATCTTCAGATATTAATTCATCTCTTATTTCATCATAACTTTCTTTCCAAGTTTGACCTTTAAAATTATTTAAATCGAAATTAATGCTTTCTAACAAAGACGGTCCTAAGTAATTTTCAAAATCTTCTATATTTTTTTTAGTTATTTTATTTTCTAAATTAAATAATTTATTTTCTTTTTTATCCACAACTTCATAAAGGGACCCTTTTAATGCCCCCTTATAACCCTTAGCAACATTTAAAGCATCTGTCGTATAAAAACCATTTCCATAAAAATTTTTATTATTGTAATAACCATCCACTAAACTTTGAATATCTTGTTTTGCTCCGTGATATTGTTTGCCCTCTCCTCTTGTATCTTCTTCTGACTTTTGTATAAAATCAGAAACCTTAGGTGGTGCAGGCATAGGTGTAACATTACTAAAGTCTATTCTTTTTTCTTCAGGGGTAGATAAAAGTCCTGAAAGTTTTTCAGGGACAGGTGTTATTAAAGGGTCTGATTTAATGTCGTCAGCAAAGGTAGTTTGTTTCCCTAATTTTCTATTATATTCTGCTTGTCTATCAATATCATCTTGATCAGGTGAAGACTCTATTCCACTTGGTGTACTAGTAATTTTATTTAGAATAGAGGTCAGATTAGCTCCTGTTAAAATATTATAGATATCGTCAATAGGAATTTTTCCTGAGGAGAATAAGTCTTGAATCTCTTCTGCCTTCTGTGCTCCAACCGTACTTATCAGCAAAGGCCCTATGATCTTAGGATTAGTTATTACTCTTTTTGCAAGTTCCTGTCCTAAATATGGATACATTAATCTCCCTTCGCGGTTCGCGTATCGTGAGTCAGGGACATCCTGTCTTCCTCTACAATTAAACCTCTTTCATGAGTTATACCTTGTTCATCGTATTTTTCCAGTATTTCTACTAACTCTGCTGTACTCATTTGTTCCATAGCATCTTCAGCTTTATTTTTTAATTCATAAAATCCTGCTACTCTTCCTCTTGCGACTTCCGCGTTGATGGCTGCTGAGTAGTGATTATTTTCTCGCGCTTCGTCTCGCATTTCTTTAAGAGCTGTTAAATGAGAAGCCATTGATACTCCTGATGTTTCATAGAGGTCTTGTTTCATCTCAGTAATAGCTTCCACTATAAATGGATTTATTTTAGGATTTAATAATTCATGAGCTGTTTGACGGGCCCTTGTTTCCGAGTACCCCGCTTTGCGGGCCGCCTCGCTTGCTGACATTTTCCCAGTTAAAGTACCTTGTACATAATTTGTAACAAACAACATTTGCTTAGGCGTTAGCTTTTGTTTGAGTCTTCTGTCCTCAGGATTAATTTTTTTAATAGTACTCATATTTTTTTTGACTCCTTGGTATACTTGATGAATCATCTTGATCATCAGTTAATTGAACCAAGTTTCCTTGGCGGTATCTTAGCAAAGCTAAGGTTGTTGCGTCAACTAAATCATCGTGCTCTCCGAAAGGAAAAGAAGCACATTCTTCCATTAGTTCAATAGCAAATTCATTATCGGTCCGCCAAACTTGGCCCGACTCAAATATAGGGGCGACTGTATTAACACGGACATGTTTGTCCTGACCGCGGTTCGGGGAGAAAGCAGTAGCATAAACTCCAAAACGTCTAAGCTCATGTATCAAGGGTGTTCCTGATGCTTTTGCTTCAATCAATACTAGTTCAGGGTCCCAATACTTAATATTTTCCATAGCAACTTTTTTTAATTCAGGAAAGTCCCATCTTCCTTTTTCGACATCTAGTAAACAAATGTGAGTTTCATCTCCTTCATTAGGATAAAAAATTCCCCAGGTAGTTATAGCTGAATAGTCGGCAGACTCCTTTTTCGAGAAGGCCGTATCATAGCTTTGAATAATAAAACTACATTGAGGAGGAGAAGGTTTATCCCACACGTTCCACCATTCACGTTTAATGATACTCGTTCCGTCGTACGTGGGATTTTGTTGCCACTGTGCGTTCCACTTGGATGGAACAATAGAAGCTTTCACTGCATCGAGTTCCTTTAACTTCCAGTATTGAGGCCAAATAGGTTTTCTCTTCTCTTCGTCATCATCATCTAAGATAGCAGGAAACTCTACTAGATCCCATTTGTCTGCTTTAAGCTCTCCCATCTTTTTTACGAGCTGGCCTGTTAAATCTTTTTGAGACCATCGAGTCATAACGACAGCAATTGAGCCTCCAGGTTGAAGTCTTTGT